TTGGCATCCTTCCCGCTACGGCCTGCAATGTACTGAGCCAAGAGCCAAACGTCCATTTCGGACGGCTGGGCGGCGTCAGCGGTGTCTGTACCCGCGACAAGCCGAGTAGTATCCCAACGGGCGAACGACGCCGGCGTAATACCATGGAGAGAAGCGTAGCTTCCACCACGGTTAAGCAGGTTAGTCAGACCGTTCGGATAGTTACCGAAAGCGTTGTCAGAGGTAGTAGCCGAAACCACTGCATCGTTGGCTGCCATCGAAGCGATAGCAGTATCAAGAGTCAGGGTCGCGTTATCACCAGAGTTAACCACTGCAGTGATCGTCGCTGTACCACGCGAAGTCGAAGTCGAGCCCGCGTTGACAGAGACGAACATACCCACATCGAGCAACAGACCACCACGACCGCTAGATGCAATGCCGTAGGGTGCGTTGACCACAATGTGTGTGGTATCCGTCACAGAGCTGACAAGGCCTTTTACGCCGTTGCCATCACCGTGCAATACTTCCTGCTGTCCGAGGCGCGCTGCGTCGAGTGCTTCGGAGATAAACTTACGGACAAGAGGAATAAACGCAGCCTCTTGTTCCTTGGTGCCCTGAATGGCCAGTGCGTCGATCTGTCGCCGCACATACGTCCGCTGAATACCGACATTCGCTTGACGTTCAATGGCCTTTGCGGTGGGCGGAAAAAATCCGCCGGGGCTGGAAGTCATTCCAACCGGACGGGTCAATACGACGTCCCAATAGACGCCGTTACCACCCCATCGCATATTCTCCGGCCCACCTGTCTTGCCCTTCCGCAACTGCGCCATCAGCGGCGTAGCAACGGGGAAAGCATTGATTCGGTAGGACTCGTAGACGTTCTTCAGAACACCCGAAATATCGGAGTCGGTAATTAAAGTAGGACCTGCAACCATTGTCCTATACTCCCTTTCGGGTTAGCAGTTACTGACGACCCAACGCATCGGTTAAGATGTCGTTGACGGCGCTGTTGGCCCAATCGTCAGCAGACTTATACTGCTTAGACTTTTTAGTCTCCTTCACATTAGCAAGGGTGCCTTGTGGCTTGAGAGTCCTTGCCAGTTCACGTTTAGCAAGAGTAGTCTTGACCTTTTCAGTCTTAACAATCTTCTGTACCTTTTCCTCTTGCTGTTTACGCGCAGTATCGCGTTCAGCAGTGATTGACTGCGCCCAGTTGTTCATTTCCTGCTCGACCAACTGTTTCACTGCTGGAAGACTATTAATAGGAACTACACCATTCTCCAGGTACGGAGTAATCAACCTGTTGAATCGTCCCATCACTTCATCTTCGGACACACTTGGGAAGGTCTGAAGAATCTTCTCTACAGCGGGCAGAATATTCGTTTGGATGTATGCTTGGCCCTGACGCTTTTGCTCTTGGACCCGCTCCACCTGACGCTGCTGCTGGAGTGACTCTTCCGCCCGTCGTGCCCTCTCTTCGGGCGAGTTATTCTTCAAAAACTCCTGACGCGCTACTTCATAGTAGGTTTCGTCTGACAGAAGGTCGTTGAACTCTTTCTTCAACCCCTCAATCAACGTTTCCGCGTGTTTCATGTTCTGAGATGTCTCAGAGACATACTTCTTGGCAAGCTGGACTTCCTGCTCACGGGCTTCGTTATACAAGCCCATTTGTGCCAGAAGGACTACCTTATCAAGAGGCATGTCCTTATACTCTTTGCCGTTTCCCTTGAAGTCCAAGGTAACATCCCGAGGAATCTCGGTCTCGTTACCATCCTGCTTCAGAGTAAACTGAGTGAGTAGAGGCTTCGCTTCTCCGGCCTCCTCAACCTTCGCTTCCTCTGCAACTTCCTCTTCACCTGCTGGTGCTTCAACAACCTCTTCTACAGCTTCCTCTTTCGGGACTTCCTTGTGTCCGCGCTTGGCAGCGTCAGCTTTTGCTCGCCTGTCCTCACGGGATTCAGGAACCTCCTCTACTACTTCCTTCTGCTCTTCGGGCTGCTCCTCAGCAGTACCCTCAGTACCTTCCTCTACCTGTTCCCCTGTCTTTTTCAGCCCCATCATCTTCATGAATTCTGCGTCGTCAGAACCTGTAAGCTTACTTCTGACTACAGCAGCATCGTCGGGGAGCTTCTCTACGGCAGGATTGCCCTGTGCATCGAATTGTGGTTCGAGCGCCATATAATTGCCTCTTGAACTCTGCGCCTACCTGCAAGGCAGGGGAACAGATCGTTCGGTTGGATTTAACGCGATTTCCCTTGTACCATTCTATCAAATTCTCTGGCGTTACGGTTCTGGTCCGTCTCACCGCCCAGAGTGTCATACGTCCCAGCCTTTACGGATGGGTTAGTTCCTTGGAAGGGCTGTGGCGGAAGTCCACCAGGTTGCCCTCCTGTTTGTGGGGGAAGCGGGACACCGCTTTGCGCACCCTGCGGTTTTTGAGGACCACCCGGTGCGGGAGGAGGTTGCGGGCCCGCTCCACCCATTGGAAGCATCATTCCTGATTGCTTCATCATCTGTTGTCCTGTGAGCTGCATCCACCGCTCGAACGCCATAGAGCGAATCTGCTGTGGTGTGTCGTCGGGAAGGAGTAGCTCGCGTTCAAGAATATCTTTCTGAATCTGCTCATTATCCATCCAGAGCAGAGGCAGCCATTGTCCTTGACGCATAGCTTCTACCACGCGGCGTGCTCTGGCGACATGCGCTTCGTCAGGATATTCGATATTCCTGGTCCATGCAAAGGGCAGACGCCGCCTGTATTCATCTGCGGGCAGCATGCCCCGTTGATATAGGTCGTCCAAGAGTTGTAGACGTAGTGCTCTTGGCATGGGCATGAGTGTTTCGGGGTCAATTGTGACGTGGTTGATTCCATCGAAGTCCTGTGAAGAGACCTGTCTCGACAGGTCTGGACGACCTTTCCCTTCAATTCCAATAAGGCGGGGCATATCGTAGCCCCAGTGCATGAAGGCTAGAGAAATCTTGGCCCAGCCTGTCATAGCGCGTGAAGCGGCCACGACAGGAGGAGCAAAGATTCTCTCAAGCTGCTCGCGGATAGCAAGTATGGCGCGGCCCGAAGCATCTGCCGAGAACTGACCGCGAGAAACGTCGTTCCATCCCGACAGATTCTCGAAGTTCTTGAGTTCGTTGGCAAGCAGCTCTTTCGCGTCCTCTGCGAGTGAGAAAGCATCGAGGGGCTTAACAATGTCATTCAAAGAGCCGATGCCCTTAGCCTCGATTAGTGTCATCGTTCCCCCAAGAAGGGTTTCGGAACTGACGCTTTGTCTCTTGGCTAAGAGTTTGGTTCCTGCATTGAGGCGGACGTTTTCGACCCACTTAGACTTGACAGCGTTAATACGCATCTGCGAGTCAATCCATGCATCCATGATGGGTGTAGGATAGAAAGCGGGGTCTGTAGAACCGTCGGTCCAGCGAACCATCGGAACATGGCCAACGAGTAGGGGTCCATGATAGACCAGTTTCTTTCCGACGTGAATCTGCATCAGTCCGCGCGGGAGATATTGTGACGGTTCACAGTAAACTGTGTATCGCGCCACAACCTCCTGCTCGCGCAGAAGCTCGTTCTTGTCTGGAAGGATGTAACCTAAACGCACAGCGGGGCCAATCCTCATTACGTCGTCTGAGTAAGGTGAGGCAATCGTTGTCGATTCCCCATGTGCCTCTTCGGCCACATCTTCCCCGTAATGGAGGACGGCCTCGCCTAGTGGAATCAGGTCTCGGATAATCCAGTACCACGGCTTATTTGTGGCATTAGAGTTTGAGCTTACACGGACCTGTTCAATTCTGCGAACCTTTGTCTTAATGTCACCTAACTGGAAGCGGAACGGCTCGGGCTCTTGGCCAGGTGCTCCAGCAGGGTTTCCTGCCATGGGAGGAGCTGGAATTGGATTACCGTCTGGTCCGAGGGGCTGCAGCCTTCCGCTTGATTCATCGAAGCCAAAAGCTTCATCCCATGGTCCTGTGTCGGGTTCCCAATACAACTCAAGGAAAGATACTCCATCGGTTCCATTCCAGTACACTGCCTCCTGTACGATGTCCCGCATGTCCTGCTGCTCCCATTGATACTCCAGAGCAGCTTGCTGTGCTTCAGCCTTCTTCAGATCATCGGGGTCTTGTGACACAGGCATGGTCTTGAAACCAGGACGCTGCTCGCTGATGATAGCGGCACGCTGGTCAAGGGCTGCTTGAATCACATTGTCAACAACACGGGCTGCATCGCGAGGCTTTGGGGGTTCACGCCAGCCCACCGTTCCAAGCGAGCTAATCCATTGGACGCCCATTCGAAAGAGTCGGTTACGTTCTACAATATGCAGGCGATGAGTCACCTGACTCGCGTGCCGGTCCCACAAAGACTCGCCCCAGCGGACCCAATCGTCCTCACCGGGTTGTTCTTTCAAAAGCGGAAAAGCGTCTCCATACATGGACCCCATAGCTTGCCTAGTGATATAGTCAA